GGCGTAGCCGCTCTTCTTGTACTCGTTCACCTTCTTGCGAAATCTCAGCGTGCTGCCCGGCAGGGTGTGTCCGTAGAGGTTGCGCAGCCCTTCAATGGCGCGCGTCATGTCTTCCCAACAGTAGCGCTCCTTGAACAACTTCTTGTTCACGCTGCTGCGGTTGTAGAGGTAGATGCAGCAGTTGAGCACCGAGGCGTTCGTGACGTATTCGTTCACCTTCTCGGGCGAGAGTTCCACGCCGCATTCACTTTTCGATGAAAAGAATGCCATGGCGCGCTGGTCGACGGTGTAATTCATGCGCAACCAGTTGGTAAGCATGATTTCGTGCTTATCGGGGTATAGCGCGTCCACCTTCTCTTTGTATTTTGGAGGCAGGCTGTCTACTGCGATGAGGGCAGTACAACCGGCAGCCCCGCCGCCACGGCGGACGATGGTGATGCGGCCACGGGCAGAGAGCTGCTTGTAGTTCGAGGCTGATACGCCGACGTTCTCCATTAACTCTTTCGCCGATATGCACAGCGTTTGGTTGTAGTATTCCATATCGTTTGACAGTCCGGTGTTTTTTTTACTTTATGGCGGCGGCTTTTTGTTGCAGCCACGCGATTTCGGGAGTGAAAGGCAGAACGCCCTTTTCAACATCGACGTCCTCGTGGTTGATGACCCACTCGCCAGTATCCCAGGTGATGGTGAGGATTGCACCGTTTTTGAAAACTTGGGCCATTTTGCCATCCCACGTGTGAATGGTCTCACATTCGGGGGCGTCTACCCTCTGTTCACCGCCGCGCGTCAATGCAGAACGGCGGATTTTGCGCGAGGTCTTGGACTGACTCTCGAAATTAAGAGCCTTATCTACGAAGCGCTCTGTAACGTTCCAAAGCAGGGCCAAGTACTTTTTCTGCGCCGGCGTTACTTTAATGTAGCGCTTCCAATCGCTTTTACTCTTAGCTTCCATTTCGTTAATAGTTTTACTCATTTTATGTAGATTGACGGGTGTTTCATTGCCTATCTCGGCACTTTTTCGTACCTTTGGCGCGTGTTCCATTTGGAACATGGTGCAAAGGTACAGATTTTTGTATTACAAACAAAGAAAACTGTAAGTTATTTTACAGGATTATGGATTATGGCAAAGAATACTGACGTCTCCGAACGCTTTTTAGAAGCATACAGCTGGCTTATTGAAAACAATAAAGTAGAGGATAGAAAGTCCTTCCTACAAAGAATTGGGGTAAGCTCTTCATATCTAACAGAAATCGTAAAGGGTAGGAGTAGTGTGGGATTATCAGCGATACAGAAAATTGTGTCAGAGTTTGGAATATCTTCAGATTGGATATTAACCGGAAATGGAAGTATACAAAATTCTGTAACATATAAAGCTGCACCTATTGTGAAGGAGGAACCGGCCATTTATGGGCATCGTACTAAAAACGGGCTACCATATTATGATGTCGATTTTTTAGGGGGATTTAATGAGGTGTTCAACGACCAAACTACCACTCCAGCATATTATATAGATTTAAGGCCTTTCATCCATGCAGATTTTTGGTGCAACCTGTCTGGAGATAGTATGTCGCCACGACTCAACAATGGAGATATTATTGCATTAAAACGTTGTGCCTTAGAAACCATCCAGTATGGAGAAATATACGCCGTTGTAATGGGAGAATTACGTACTGTCAAAATTATACGGAAAGGTAAAGATGAGTGCCATCTGCGTTTTATTCCCATAAACCTTGAAAATTATGATGAGCAAGAGTACCATGTTTCGGAAATAATAGGCATCTTCAAGGTGGTAGGAAGTATCCGTCCCAGCCTTTAACCCCCCCTTCACGATAGCCTACATGTGCTAATCTGTTGATTTACTACTATATATAAGATGTGTGGCCGAGAAATGCGTATGTATTTCCCCATTAAACTCAATACCTTTATTCGGCCCTTACTTCAAATTACCTATAATCTGCATACCCACCCAATACCCCCCTAAAACGCGATTTTGTAACCCCACTTTCACCAAAATGTAACCCCACTTTGTAACCCCACGTGTAACCCCACCCCCTTATTTCGTCCCAAATTCCACAAAATCGCAAGGGTGGCGAGGAAGGTCGAAAAGGCGACAAAAAAAGCCGTTAGAACAGCGTAAATACGCCCTTCTAACGGCTTTCATTTGCCCAAAGGTGAGTAATCCCCCTGCACGCCTTAAATACGCGCCCACAGCGCCCCAAAAGTACCCAAGATGAGCAAGCGACCATGCCGCAACTGCGCCCATAAATAAAGGGCGCTACGGGCATCGCACAACAAAAGGGATAGCAACCGCCACCCCTGTACCTTGCACGCGCCCACAGCGCCCGATTTCGCCCCTTTTCGGCTCTTATCGCCCATCAATGTAACACGTCCGCACGCACATGTATCATCTTTGTGCCACGGCGCGCCTCAATCAAGCTTCAAATGTAACACAAAAGTAAACCAATGTAACATTTCGATTTATTTCTCATTTTCCCCATTCTTTGCGTAACTGCTTCATTTATAGGGGTTCAAGACCTCGGGGAGCATTCCCACAGATATACGCTTCGTTCTGTGCCCCATAAAAGGGTGACTTTATTCTCCGAGTTGATATCAAAGAATGTTTGTCCGCCGATTTGATGGGAGATGATTGACTTTTCTTTCATATTTTGTGGTTTTCAGAGTATTTTTGCACACTCAATCCCAGCAAAGAGCGCCACGAAACCCAAAGCAACACTCAGCCCTAAATAGAGCGCGCAAAGCAGCAGATTGCCGAGGTGCAGCAGCGTTGCGCTTTCGTTGATGAAGGTACTAAATGTAGTAAGTCCACCGCAGAAGCCCACCGCCAGCAGGAGATGCAGCGACTCGCTACCGCCCAGTGCCTTTCCGAGCCATGTGGTGAGAAACCCGATGAGCAGACAGCCCACGACATTGGCCAAAAGCGTGGGAAGGGGGAAATTGCCCGTAAGTGCCAACGGCCACATACGGGAGATGAGATAGCGCACTGCGCTACCCAAACCACCGCCAAGGGCTACTAAAAGAAGGTTAC